GGAATCCCGATAGAGTCCTTGCGAGTGACGTACATTGTTTGACCAGGGTTGTCCGGATCAGCCACAGCCTGCGGCATCTGCATGTACATGCTGACACGCGCCGCGGCTGGTTGGATTTTTGTTACATTATTGTTCTTCTCGTAGCCCTTGATGAAGAGGTTTTGTGCTGGAGTCCGCTGGGCTTCTGGGATGGCATAGATATTCGTCGCCTGCGTTGATATAGGAACACCCGGAGCCCCGCCGTTCTGCTTGTAATAGTCCGTTTCCATTTGATTCTTCGAAGCGGTCGCCTTGGATGCTTCTGTCGCTGCCTGCTTCGACGCCTCATCGAGTAGCTGCGTGTCGGACAGCATCCCTTTGCGCATTAAATCAAGCTGGTTGCGAATCTTAGCCGGATCGCCAGACGCAGCAATCTGCTGGGCCATCTGCACATGCTGAGGATCGAGAAGCCCTTGCTGTTGCAACTGCTGCGCGGTACTGGTAAGTGCCTGGGGAAGTTGACTATCAGGGGCTTGGAGAACAGTTGACAGTGCACCCGATACCATATCGTTCTTCTGCTTCAACGTGGCAATATTGGAAGCGCCGGTCGCGGCATCATCCTTCGCAATCTGGGAGTATTTCGCCTTCATGTCCAAGGCCTTTTGCTTTAGTCCGATGACTGCTGTTGCAGACCCTCCATTTTTCAGAATGAGAGGAGCCAGATCGTCAATGTTCTTCCCGTCCCATTGATTCATCGAGGCGGTCATGGCTTTCTGGTCCGTAAGGGCCTGCTGCTGCTGCTGAATGCCGAGCGCTCCAGACTGATTCTGCTGCTGAAGCGCTTGCATACGCAGCGGAGCCTCTTGCTGCTGCATCTGTTGTTGTTGCTGCATCCCTCGCAACTGCTGCAACTGACCGAACTTCTGAAGTAGGTCGGTCTGCTGAACGGGCTTTATGTCCAACGCTGGAAGAGGTATCGATGACATGATTTTCCTTTATTTGGAAGTGTTGTACATAGCCATAGAAGCCGATGGGACAGAGCCATAGCCACTTGCGCTTCCTAATTGATTGAGCAGTCCGAGATTGGAGATGTTGTTTCCGATTCCGTTCAGCGCACCACCATAGGAGTTCGCCGCGCCCACATAACCCGATGCCGACGCTGCCCCTGCATTCTGGTAATCCTGCCCCTGTTGCTGGCCGGTAGTAAGCAGGTTGCTAGTTACGTTGTTCGAGGCTGATTGCCCCTGTTGCGCTAGATTCGTTGCTGTCTGCTGTCCAGTTCCTGAAAGAGCAGCCAGCTTGTTGTACTGGTTTGACTGGTTGGTGTTGTAGGCGTTGAAATTGGTTCCAAACGTATTCAGGGCGCGGTTGTATACGTTCCCGTATTCATTCGAAGCGTAGTCCTGTGCTTCATTGTTGAGAGATTGGGCCGTTCCTCCAGTGACAACGCCACCCTTCGCCGCTGCTGATCGCTGGATAGCATCCTGCCCAAGTTGCAGGCGTGCCTGAAATCCAGGGTCATTCTGTTCTGTAAGGCCAGTCGGCGCCGTGAAGGTTCCAGAGTAGGGTGTCGTCAGAGAGCCTTGGCCTACACCTGAACCATTAGCCGTTCCGCCAATCCCTAGTCCATATTGCAGAGCATTGAGCCCGCTCTGACCTGCCGCAAGATAAGGGGCTTGCTGCTGCTGCGAAGTATCGTACTGTTGCTTTTGAAAGTCGAGTGCGTTCTTGGATGCCTGAGATTGGAGATCCGCAGCATGGTTTGCCGCTGCGGTCTGTGCGTCAGCGGCATTCCCCGCAGCATTGGCCCCGATGAGTCCGGATGCGACACTCCCCGCTGCTCCAATTCCAACCGCCGCCAGTGTCGTCGCCGTGATTGCTCCGCTCATTTAGGCTCCTGTGATTACTACTGTGTCGTTATCGTTCTTCCGGGACATAAGCGCTTCAGCCTCGCTCGTAAATTCTTCTTCTGCCTGCTCCACTGTCTTTGCATTCGTGCGAAAGATCATGGTGATGCTCGTCTCTTCACGAGTCACGAATATCTGCTTGCGCCCCGCCCGCGCCGGAATCACGTGATAGCCGTCAAGTTCAATCCAGCCCTCACCGGTGAATACGGCGGTCTTCCCGCTCACAATAAGCACCGTTGAAACCTTGACGAGAGCGCCCACCAGAACGATCTCGGCATCCAAGCGGATCGTGCGGATGTACATCCCGCCGTGGATGACATGCTCCGTATTGACATCAACCTGTGGCTTTTCGAGTATTTCTTTCTGAATGTGCGTCAACTTCTCGAGCAGAGCATCATTCATCATTGGGAGATTCATGCAAATCTCCTGTAAAACACGGCATTCGTGCGCTGATACTCTTTGCTCGCCTCAAGAAGTCTTTCCAACTGCCCTCCAGCCGGAGAACTGTACAGAATTCCGACGCATCCCAACTGCTTCACGGACTGCTCAACCATCCGCATCAATTCCAGACCGGCTCCGCTGCTTCTGCGGATCTTGGTGATGAAAAGGCTCTCTATGGAAGCCACTCGCTTGCCGTAGTGGGGCATAACCGGGGTGACGACCATTGCAAAACCGATCTTTTCCCCGTTCTCGTACACCATGAAGCTGTGCAAGAGGCCTGCATTCTCCATCAGGGAGTAAGTGTCACGCTGGGGGTTGATTTCTCCAATCGCCGGTATGGAACATTCCGCTGCGTACTCGGCAATCAAAGCTGTGGAGTCCAGCACATCGCCAGAGGTTGCCGGTTTGATTTCGATCAAGTTGCCTGCACCTGCGCCGTCAGCAATCCATTGGTGAATGTCATAGAGCCATGCGTACCGCCTACGGTCAGTTTTGCCGTAACAATCGTGGCGCTCAGCCCTGCCAGCCTCGAAGTATTCAATGTCCCAGAGGTAATGTTTGAGGCATTGCCTGCGAAGGCTTCAGCATTGCTCTGAGCGGTTGCTGCTACTGTGTCGGCATGGGCTTCAGCATTTGTCTGCGCTGCACCCGCCGCCGTAGCGGCGGAACCTGCCGAATCAAAGGCCGTCGCGGGCTGTATCGCCGCTGTGCCCAGCGTATTGCTCGTCGCGCCTGCCGGAAGAACTACCGCGCCTTGCACAAGAGTAGTGGCAGGGAATAAACCCGCTGGAAGCATTACCCCTGAAGCATTGATATGTTGCAGCGTTGTCCCAAGCCCTTCGACTCTAGGCAGAACACGTGTTGCTGAGTCAATGTTTCCGATGAGCTGGCCAATGGAGTTCAGTCCGTTCGTTAACTTTGTGTCCCATACCTGCAAAATCTTGAGAAAAGACCATGTAGCCATGCCGTTGCTGTCTGCAATAGGCGAACGGCTTGGAATGAACGTCGATGCTGGTTTGAGGGCCATTACGATACCCTCAGATAAGCATCAACTATGGCCCAGGGAATCGGATCGCTTACCGTCACTTCATAAACGCGATATCGTGAACGTCCCAGCCGACGCCAGATGACGCGGGTGTTATATTCGCCGGTAAATCCGCAACTAGCAATATGCTCATTCGACCATGTAGAGCCGCGGTTATCGCTCCATCGCAGCATCGCTTGTGCAGGCCGAGGCTTTCCAGTTCCATCTAACAAGGGTGGCTGCGGTCCTAACCCAACCGCAAAGTCAACCGTGAGGTCAGTATGGTAAATCCATTCCATCTCATTGACGATGGTTGGAGCGCGGCGCTTTCTGACAATTGGTTTCCCATTTTCGGTAACAAATTGATAGTTACCTCCACCCGCGTCAAAGGGCTGTTTCATCTCCCAGAGGTTGCCGGATCCCCAATCGCCTACAAGGTGTTTACTGAAGGCATAAGCATGGTTCCAGCTTTGGTGAGGTCCATAGGTCGATGAATCTGGAAGCCACTGCGCCCGCTTGTGCCAAAGGCTCTCTGCTACGTCATAGACCCATGTGCAGTCTGTTCCGGGGATATAGAGCACCCAGAACAAGTGCCCTCCATCCTGATAGGAGTAACTGACGAGGCCGGAGATATCTGGGTAGGAAGTCAGGGCCGTTTCAACGGCATGGTTTGAGATACGCATGGGCGTATAGCCATTTGCCCTCCACGCCTGCCGGGCACCGCGCTGATCTTCACTGATCCAGAAAATCGTATTATCTACAAGATTTCTACCAAATGTAGCTCCCGAACCAGTATCAATAAGCGCGCCGGGAATTACATCGAAGATTTCAAGAGAGCCCGTATCGTAATACGGCTGCGCGTGCTGACTACCGAATACCCATAGCTCCCGGTGACTGACGATGATTGAGACGATGTTCTCTGGGAAGACGGATATCGCATTCACCTGAATTCCCGGCCATGTATTCCCATCAAGAATTGCAGAAATTTGAAACTTGTTGCTGTTCTGGAACATGACGATGAAATATCCGTCGGAGTAGTCAGTTTGTACCGGAGTCCCTGCGAGGCTTGCCGTTACCTCAATCAGCGCGTGAGTGGCTAATGTATAGCAGTAGGCTTTCCCGCCGCCTACAATCAGCAATTGAATGTTGCTGGCAGCGATGGATACTGCTAAGCCGTCGTTCTGAATCGTTCCGCGTGGCGTTTGTGTTCCATCCACCGCGACTTCATAGAGCGTGTCAGAGGAAACCACGAAGAGCTGTGTTCCCGTCCAAAATTGACCGCGGACAGGTCCATCAGGGGAAGTAGTGAACACCTTGAGCCCCGGCGTGCCAAAGTAGGATCGGCGAGTCTGCGCACCTGGAGTCTCAAGCGTCTCCGCGAAGAAGTTGATGCACTCTTCATCAGCAACGGAGTTTGATCCGGCCGTATAGCTTGGACCGACGAAATCAAACTTCACTTAGCAGATTCCTCGAGCTTCCATCCAATCCGAAGGAGGCCGTCAAGTTCGTCCTGATCCTTGGCAACAAGCACCTTTGGCTCGCCATTGTCACGTTGGTAGTAGACTTTGCAGGGGAATTCAGCCATTTTAGAAGCCCATTCCGAATAGATCAGCTCTGTAGTTGTAGCCAGCGGGTGACGGTATCAAGTCAGACTGAAGCTCCAGGTCGGGCGCATTCATTGTCTTTACCCTTGCTAAACCCTGAATTGCCAACTGGACTACCACTGCTGACGTAGGAGCATTGAACTCTGCACCGAGCCGCGCCGCGAGGTTGTAGCGTATCGCCTCCGCATACCCAGGAGGAAAGGATACTTGCGCCAAAAGGGTTTGTGCGGGTAGAGCTTGCCAACCATAGATCCTGATACTGTTCTGCTGCTGCGTCGGGATAGGCCAGAAGTTAAGGTTCCGAAGAGGGAAGCCGCCATCGTCGTAGCAAATCAGCGGGAAGGAGCCATTCACCATCTTCACTGGTACTTTGGTCTGCCAGTCACCCACCGAGAACATCGTGATAGGAACTTCAACAGGGTTTGCCGGATTAGCGAGCAGGATCGCGCTCATCGAATCAATCCGAGCGGGGCGTGGGATGTTGAAATTGCCGCCAGTCCCAAGGGTGTACGACTGTTGATTGAGCACCAATGGAAAATCGTCAGAGCGCGTGGTGAAGATTGCTAAGCTGTCAGCGTTCCACCCATCGATCATGTCATTGAAGACAGACAGCCCTTGATTCGCAGTATCGGCTGAAGGATCTTCTCCATCAGCCAGCACCCCAACCAATTTGAGCGCACTCGTGATGATATCGAACGCTGTGGCCATTATGTCCTCTTGGTGTAGGCACGCTTTACGCGCTCTGGTTGGGTCTGCTCAGGAACTGCGTCTTTTTCGTTTAGGAGCGCTAGTTGCATAGCTATTTCCCTCAGCCATCCGTTCGTGCTGAGGTCTGTCGCGGGGGTTTGCTTGATTTGTTCGCTTGTCATAGGAGTAAACTTGGGGCATGGAACATGCTGAAATTCGCTGCCATACCACTTGTGGCTTCACATGGCCGACATCGCCATCCGATAAAGACTCAGAATGCTTTGAGCGCGGGGAATCTGAACATGAATGCATCCGCGAAAAGGGACACGACGATAAACATTTTTGCGCTAAAACTGGATGCTACGCAGAACGTTAGGTAAAGTTGGGGGCCAATCGAAACCAGCCCCCTGGTTGTTACTGCGCGATGATGCGGCAAGCCAACTGAGGTCGCAGCGTCTTGTAGCCATACAGCACGTCAATGCGGCATGGGATTTTGTCGCC